CTGCATACCCGATGCTTGTCTAACCCAAATCTTTTTTCCGTCACTCAATTCAATTTCTTTCTTCAATACTGGCACTCATCTCACCTAATCTCATTCTAATCACTCTTATTCTTATTGGTCTTCAAATACTATATACACTTGTACTTGATTTGAATGTATGTCTTTGATAGTTATTATATCAACTATTTTGTCACCTGCCGCCAATGTCCTTATTGCACCTTGTACTGCGGTGTGCAAACCAACCATAGTCGTACTCAACGTCTGAACTGTGAGTTTTGACGGGTCAGTTATTGTGTGGCTCATTTAATCACCTTAGTAAGCACTTGTTCTTTGGGAACCTTTGAGATTAAAGTGAGCAAACGTATCATTATTATTTTCGTCAGCCATTACAGTGAAGTCAACACTCATTGTTTGTGTGTCACGACCACTTACGTTTGATGTTGGTGCTGAAAATCTTAATTTGAAGAATCTCATTTTTAAGAAGTCTGCACCGCTTTCACCTGCAAACTGAATTGCTAAGGCAGGTGTGGATGTTGATTCATTAAGTAAAACACCGTCTGCCGCAATTAAGTCTTGGTATCTTTTTTCGCTTGTTGAAGTTGCTATAGTATGAATTACTTGGTTAAATTCTAATGAACCTGTTATCTCTAACATTTGTGCTGGTGGTTGTCTTACACAAGTATTGCTACCAAGCGCATAACTGTTGTCAATATCTCTATTTAGATTCATGTCAATACTAAGGCTTTTTACTTTTGCTGTTGACGTTCCACCAATGTCTTGAGCCAAGAAAACAGTACCGTCAGCAAAATGAAAACCGTCCTTTGTTGAAAAGTTCAAAGCACTTGATGTTCCAGCAACAGTGCTAGAGTCATCAATTGCTACAGGAGTAGATTCTGCTTTACCTACAAAATCACAAGAGTAAGTACAGTATTCTCCTACAGCCGCACCAAAAGAAAGTCTATTTACACTTTGGCCTGTGTATAAGTGTTCTTTATCTTCTCTACCCACTCTTACTGTAAAGGATGGGTAAGAACTGCTTGCGTTTCCTCCGTAGAAATCATGTGCGCCAGAACCACCATCGTTGTAAACAGTTCTTGGCAAAATTCCTGTAATGATTGAACCTGCAAAATCATCGGGTTGTAAAACACCGTTTACTGAACCTTCTGCGTGTTCTTTTCCTGTTACGGACTTTGTTGATATTGGTCTGCTCATATCAGACCTTTGCATAATATCTGCGTTGTGTGTGAATGATTCGTCATCTGCATCTGCTGTAAATGCGTTAGATGATGTAACGGTAACTGCTGTACCGAATGTAGTTTCCTTTACTAATGACACATATCTGTTGTCAAAATCGCTATTGATTGCCATAGAATAGACCTCTTATGTGTATCAATATTACCCGTCTGATTGATAAATGTTATCTGTGACGCATATCTATTCTACGCATATAAGTAAATTTTAGTTGGTGAATACATATAGTTTCATCATTATCTACCTTATGGTCAAACTTAGCACTGTATGAGTTTAAACTATCAGTAGTGCCACTTAGTCCTGTATTTCTGTAAATTTCATCAAAGACCTCCCCTGCTATATTTAGACAATGACGATAAGAGTTTTTATAGTTAGTTCCTTTTGTTGTAACAAACACTGTTACATCATAGTTTTGCTCTATTTTTCCACCACCCAAAGAGGCAAATGTAGGACTATTTATTTCTGTAACTAAAACATGAATTGCTGGCGTTCCTAAACGACTTACCATGTTACTAGATAAATCATAACCATACACTATATTAGCGTCACTAACATGATTTTTTAGATATGGTCTGTCACTATTTTTCAATCTATTTACTATCGCTATACCCATCCTTGAGATTGAATCTGTAGCAAAATCAGAAAGCATCAATTCATCGGGGTCAAAAGCACCATGATATGTAGAGTAAAAGGATGCCCAAGATATATCACCTGTTGCATTTCCCCACTGAATACTTCTTGACCCACTACTATCGTTTGTAGCAGTAACCTCAAGATAATGGGTTGTAGCATCATCATCTTCTATTATTTCATGCATATACAATCTTGCCTTGTTTGTACTTGCGTCAAGAGTTAATCTTAACATAACGGGAACTGCTTCATCATCACTCATATCAAAATCTAAATCACCAGATGTAACAGTGGTAGTCCCCACAAGTTTTACTGTATTAGTATTACCTGTTGATTGAACTTGAACACTATGCGTTCCATTATCTAGTTTTAAAAGAACACCATTATTATCAGCCGCAGTTGTCATTTTTAAACAGGCTAGAACTGTATATGATGTATAAGATGCTGATGGGGATGTCGTGTATATTTTGCCACCACTACCAGATATTCTCCAAAAGTCACCGTCAACTACACCTGTCCCCCCACCACTAACAGAAAACTGAGTATTTTTGTTTGAGGTATCTGCTAAATCAGAAGCATTAGGGTCTGTCCCTCTAATCCTTGCCGTCCAAAATTCTTGTGTTGTTGCTACAGCCATAATTATATCTCCTTCAATGCTTTTATTAATCTACCTTCTAAAGTTGTGTCAATAAAGTCAAATGCGTTTGTCAAAAATCCTGTTGCAGTATATCCTGGATGTACTGTTTCTGATGTCACCGCTTGATACTTAGCACTAGCAATTATGTTTGCCGCTTTTACGAATCCTACCGCACCGTCACCACTAGCACCATGTCTACTATCAATCCAATGTAACTTAAATGATTTTATCCCTACATTTAAAGCAACAGCAAAGTTAAATGGTGAGCCATCAATACCTTTGTTTTCTCTACTTGCCTCTACACCTAATTTACCGTCACCAGAAAAAGAACCAAAGTTAGCAACAACTTCATTTTTACCTATTATTGGGTCATCTGCCTTTATTGACTTTTGCACCTGTGCTACTGGCGAATCTGGCCCAAACTGCAAACCCGCCCTTGCTTTTCCAACATCTGCTTTTGCTCGTTTTTCAGCCTGTTTAAAAACCTCTTTCATTGTTTTTGCAGTTATTTCTTTAGCCCTTTGTATGGTTCGTTCTGCTAAAGGAACTACAGATGCTCTTTCAAGTCTAAAGTCAACAACCATCTAATCACCTCAATCCACTGAACCAAGATGAGCCAATCTTCTAAGATTTACTGTACCTCTTTCTCTAAGTATGTTACCTCTTTCATTGTCAGCATTTTGATTAAATGTCGCTTCATCTTCAAAATAATATGCGGCCGCTAAGTCAGCACATATTTCTCTAAGAACATGAGCAAACTCACCCGCCTGTACAGGTACGTCATCAGCATGGTCAGCAGACAATCCTGTAACACCTGTTAATTGATTTGTTGATTTACCAGTCCAAGCAAAAGAGTCACCATCAATGTTACCATTACCCGAAGTAGCAAATGCGCTACCCGATGTTAAATTTACAGTAGTAGCACCTGCGGCAGTTGCACCATCAAGTGTAGTTTCTGCTATCTCACGACTTGGTGTAGTTCTTCCATAGTAAAGGAATTCTTGGTCTATATCAATTGTAGCACGTCTAATGCCTGTTGTAATTCTACTTGTTGCTCTTGTTCGCTGTGCGCTATCAAGACCTAACCTTAAACCAACATCTGCTACGCTACAATAATATGCCATATCATTTCACCTTTTCTTCATACAATTCTTTTGCTTCTTTCGCTCTTGCAGTACCTTCTTTTATTGCTTGCATTACTTCTTTCAAAGTAACTTTACCATCGGCTGTAATTAGTTTGTATTTTTTATACGCCCATATAGCCAAAGGAACACTTACAGTTACAAAAGCAACAGCAATAATTCCATACGTTTCTACATTCATCTTTTATCACCATTATAATATTCTATTTGTTTGACAGCCGAAAACGGAATCATCGTAAATGCCCTACTTTCACCTGCCCTATATAATTTATAACCATAGGGTGTTTCTTCAATGTTTACCTTAGTGTAACACTTTTCTGGCGGTCTATATACAATTTTTCCTATTCTTATTTCTTTTTTATCCATATCATCACCTAAACTTCAACTTGGAATTCAACATTTGGGGCGGCCGTACTACCACCACTATTAGTTCCTGTTA